GCAAGAGCAAGCCAGCAAGCAATTGATGGCATTCTTGACTACTAGACCGGGTTCGGAGGCTTACCTGAAAGAGTAGCATGGCTTATGTTCCCGAAAGCAAATCTGTCAAGCTAGAAGGGTTTGCTGAGTTTGAGCAACAGCTAAAACAAATGGCTGAAGGCTTTAGGGGGGACTTGGTTGCAAGAAACACACTTGTCCCTGCTGCTAAAGCTGCAATGCAATCAGTTTTAAATTCGGCAACAACTCGCGCTCCTGTTGGCGATAAGCCTAGAGACGGCAAAAACCCAATTCACATGAAAGACACTATTCGTCTTGATGCTCGCATTCCAAGCGAGAAGGACAAGCGAAGTGACTATGTGAACGAGACTGACGGGGCAATTGCCGTGGTGTCTGTCAAGAAAAGTGCTGTGTCACTAGCTAACGAATTTGGCACATCCAAGAGGGGTGCAAAACCCTTTTTGCGTCCTGCTCTGCAAGAGAACATCAATAACGTACTGACTGAACTAAAATCTGCCTTGGCTGTTGGCATAACTGACTACGCCAAGAAACTGGAACGCAGGAGAAAATAATGGCCTCGCAAAACATTGCCCGACTTGGTGTTGTCCTTGGAATGGACACTGCTGAATTTACTGCTGATATTGACAAGGCTATTAAAGAAAATGCCAAACTAAAAACTGCTATTCTTAGAGATACAAATGCTGCCGCTGGCGAAGTAAAAGCATTAACTCATGCAACAGAAGATTACGGTAAAGCTCTTACAAAAGTTCAGTTGATACAGCGTGAAACGACATCTGGTCGTTTTATGAATGCCACTGATGACATGAAGAAAAGGCTGCTTGACCAAGCTGCTGCATACGACAAAGTTGCCAATGTTGCAAAAAGTGCTGCTGACGCTGCATCTAAATTGGCTGCACAACAAAACCTTATCCAAAGAGATAGCAATGCTGGCCTTGCAGACATTACGGCTCTTAGAAATGCAACTGAGGACTACGGCAGAACACTTACTAGAGTTGAGTTAATTCAACGTGATATTTCTTCTGGCAAATATGCAAATGCTACACAGGAAATCAAAAATCAATTGTTGCAACAAGCCGCTGCTTACGACAAAGTTGCGCTTGCAGCAAAGAATGCTGCTGATACACAGCAAAAACTAAACGAACAACAAAATGCTGTTAAGCGAGATAGCAGTGCTGCGGCTACAGAAATTAACAATCTTAAGAACGCAACAGAAGACTACGGTAAGACACTTACAAAAGTAGAGTTGACGCAACGTGAAATTACCTCTGGTAGATTCATGAATGCAACTCAAGAGATGAAAACCCGTTTGTTGCAACAAGCTGCTGCTTACGATAAGGTTGCCCTGTCAACAAAAAATGCTGCCAATGCTCAATTTAGAATGAACGAGCAGCAAAAGATTCAACTGACTTACCAAACCACTGACTTTTTTACACAGATTGTTTCTGGTCAAAGCCCATTTCTTGCTGCGTTTCAACAAGGCGGTCAATTGAAAGATGTGATGGGTGGCGTAGGCAATATGTTTCGTGCTATTGGCTCTTTAATTACACCATTTACAGTTGGGATGACCGCTGCGGCTGCATCTATTGGTGCGGTTGCTTATTCTTTTATTAACGCAGATAAAGAAGCAGCAGCCTTTCGTGACAACATGATTTTGACGGGCCGATATGCTGGAGTAACTGAATCACAAGTATCTGCTTTGTCGCAAAAACTTGGCACTGATTTAAATGTTGGTTACTCCAAGGCAAACGATGTAATTCTTGCGCTTGTTAGTTCTGGTAAATTTACATCAGCAGTTATTGATGACATGAGTAAAGTCATCTTGCAGTTTTCTAAGCTGTCTGGTGTTGACGCAAAAGAAGCTGCTCAGAAGTTAATGGGCGCATTTGATGGCACTGCTGCGTCTGTTCGCTCACTCAATTCGCAATACAACTTTTTGACCTTGGAACAATACAAGCAAATTGTTGCATATGAAAAAGCAGGTAAAGCACAAGAAGCAATTAAGTTAGGCGTTAAGGCTTTTGGTGACAGCATTGATGGTCAAGTGCGTGATCTTGGTACGCTTGAAAGGGCTTGGAAGGCAGTTGGAGAAGCGGTAACTTACGTTAAAGATGCAATTCTTAGTATTGGCAGAAATTCAGATCAAGATAAATTGGTCAAATTAGCCGAAGACATTGAACGCATTTCTTCTGACATTGGTGGTACTGACACTCAAAGCATTGCTAACAGATCCAATAACAAAAAGTTGTTAAAGGAAAAGATGGATGACTATCTTGCTCTTTCAAAGAAGATGCAAGATGACGTTTCTGCGGCGCAAATTGCCTCAGACAAAAAAGTAGCCGATCAAAAAGGAATAACTGATTTGGCTAAATATGGGTCAATGCTGATAAGCAAAGACTTTGAAGTAGAAAAAGCAAAAGCTGATGCTGCTTATAAATTTGCTGAACGTGGCAAAAATGAAATTGAAAAGTTAGAGCTTGAATCACAGAAAAAGATTGCTGATGCTGCTTTGGAAATGCGTCAAAAGAATCAACAAGAAGACGGTAGAGCTACAGCACAAAACCTTGAAATTTACAATAGTAAAGTTCTTATCGCTGAGACTGAACTTGCAGAAAAGAAAAGACAGATCAATGCAAAAAGAATGATTGCTCAATACAACGATGAAGAAGCAGCGGCAAATGAATTTAACACTGCATGGGCTATTGAAAACAATCGCAGAGGTGCTTTAGTTGTTGGCGCACAAAACCAAACTCGCGATATGGAATTTCAACGCGAATCGCTTGAGTTGAAATACAAAATGATTTATGCAACAGAGCAAGAGCAAAGGCTTGCTCAAATTTCTCTGGAATACGCTCGTAAGCGCAAAGAAGTTGAAGGCCAAGACCCACTTGTATTAAAAGAACTTAACAAGCAAGAAGAAATTGCAAAAATGTTTGTGACTATGGATGAGTCTGCCAAGCGCACACAGCAAGTGTTTGATAGCGTGTTTGGCAACTTGTCTTCAGCCATTGACAACTTTGTCAAGACAGGCAAGTTAAGCATGAAAGACTTTGCTCGTGACACTATACAAAGTTTGATTGCAATTCAAATGAAAGCTGCTGCTTTGAGCTTTTTAAAAGGAGTTTTTGGAATTGCTACTGGCCCTAACGCATCAAATGACGGTTGGTTTAAAAATGTCTATCAGGCTGCGGGAGTAACGGAAAAAGCCACAGGTGGCCCTGTAAGCGCAGGTAGCCCGTACATCGTGGGTGAACGTGGGCCAGAATTGTTTATGCCATCAGGCTCTGGGACAATCATCCCTAACAACCAGATGGGCATGGGCAGCACCTCAAACGTCACAAACAACTACATCAACGCCATTGACGTTAAGTCGTTTGAAGATCGCTTGCTTGGTAGCTCAAACACTATTTGGGCGGCTAACCAGTACGCCAACAAAAACCTGTCTACTAATTTCGGGAGAACTTAATGTCATTCCAAACCATTTTTCAGGTGCAACAGTCAATGACTGTTAACAACCGCAGAACGGTAGGCCAGCAGGTTAGCCGTTCTGGTCAAATGCGTGTGGCTCAATACTTGACTGCTGTGCCTTGGGTGTTCACTGTTTCTCCGCACAACTATTTGGCTTATGCAACCTCTCGTCAAATCATTCAAACCATTGACAATCTTGATAGGCAGTTGCCAGAAACCATTACGTTTAACAGCGACAACTTGCGGTGGTTTACTGCGTATCAAGGTGGTGCTGCTACAACCCCAACGACTGTAACGCTAGGCGCTACACCTGCCGCCAACTCACAAACCTTGTCGCTGGCTAATTTACCTGCATCTACTGGCGCTATTTTTAAGGCTGGTGATTTCATAATGATTGGCGGATACAGCTACAAGATAACTGCTGACGTACCCTACACTGGTGCAACTGCAACTGTGAGCATTCATAGACCTGTTATTGGTTCGCCTGTATCTGGTGCTGCTGTGGCTTGCGGCAACAATTGCACGTTTACGGTCTTGGCAGAAAAGTGTCCTACCTATACACTAACGCCATATCCAGCAAGCGCACTTGTGAATTGGGATGATGCGTTTGTATTTAGAGAGGACATTACATGAGTACGACAATGACAGCGTTGGATAGTTCGTCTATCCGACATGGCGAGTTTATTCGGCTAACAATGCCGTCTAACACCTACACTTTTTGCAATGCTGCTGCACCTATTACCGTAGATGGCATCACCTTTTCAAACCTTGGCAGTCTGTTGCAGCTTTCTGATATCAAGCGTGATATTAAGGCCAACAGTTCTGACTTGAGCATTTCGCTAACAGGTGTTGACGGAACAAACGTATCAATCGTTTTGGGTTCTGACATTAAAGGATCGCGCATTGAGGTTTGGCGTGGCTTTATGGACTCAAACAATCAAATCATCACAACACCTACGTTGCAGTTCTTTAAACGCTATCAGGGCATTGTTTCTAACTATTCCATCACTGAAAATTGGAATGAACAAGTCAGAAGCCGTGTTGCCACTGTAGGTTTGTCGTGTGCTTCTTTCCGCACGATCTTGGAGAACAGGGTTGGCGGTGTTCGCACAACTCCTAAGATTTGGCAAGCCTTCTATCCTAGCGACAACAGCATGAGTCGTGTGCCATCCATTGCAGGGTCATACTTTGACTTTGGTGGTGAGCCAACATCAGGCAGTCAAGCAGTTACACAAGCACCATCACAAAGACGATTCGGCATATGATCCGACTTGCGACAAGATACGACATTCCAAGATTGCTAGAGTTTGTAGAGGCTTACTCAAAAGAGTACCCTGTAGACGTTCTAGGCGACACAACAAAACATTCACCAAAGCATGTTGAACAATTGTTGTTTTCTATTATTAATGGTCGCGGGTTTATCTTGATTGATAAGCACATGACCGGAACATTAATTGCGATTAAGCAAAACAACATCTGGTGTCCTGACGTTGTTGAATTGCATGAGTTGTTGTGGTGGGTAGACCATGAACACAGAAACAATCTTGTTGGTGGAAAACTTTGGATTGAATACGACAAGATAGCCAGTAAACTGCTTAATGATGGCGCTATACATTGCGCCTACACATCAGTTTCAGCAAATGGCCCATTGATAAATTACACAAAGCGCGGATACAAAGCTGTCGGCGCAAGTTTCGTGAAGGAATAGACATGGTAGGGACAATGATTGTTGCGGCGTATTACGGTCTTGCAACCGGAGTCGCTTTATCTGCTGCACAAATGGCAGTTGCTTTTGCAATTAACTTTGCTGTGTCTTCATTGATGGCCCGTGCCTTTGCGCCTGACATGAGTTCAGGTCAAGCAGTAGATAACGGTGTGCGTCAGCAAGTTCCACCATCGTCAACAAACAGCATTCCGGTGGTGTACGGCGATGCGTACATGGGTGGTTCGTTTGTTGATGCTGCTCTTAGCACTGATGCCAAGACGATGTACTACGTTCTGGCGATTTCGCACATCAGCCCTAACGGTCAGTTTTCCTTTGATTTAGCAGATATGTATTGGGGTGATCGCAAGATTACCTTTGATGGAACAGATCAAACCAAGGTCGTTAGCTTGACTGACAGCGCAGGTAACGTAGACACCAAGGTTAGTGGCAACTTGTTTATAGCGTTATACAAGTCAACAGAGGCTGGTGTCATCACTTCTGCCAATGGCGCATCTGCTCCATCAACTTACATGGGTGGCTCTGACTTGCCATCTGAGTTGCGGTGGTCGGCAACTAACCGTCAAATGAATGGTCTTGCTTTTGCGATTGTAAAAATGAATTACAACCGTGATGCAGAAACTACAAGTATGCAGACGCTTACTTATTCTGTAAGCCATTACCTTAACAGTACTGGTGCAGCAAAGCCCGGTGACGTTTGGTATGACTACATTACAAACGAAAAGTACGGCGGCGCTATGCCAGCAGACTTGGTAGATTCTGCCTCTGCCACAGCATTAAACACCTACTCTGATGGCGTAATACCTTACACAGATACAACAGGCGCACAAACACAACCTCGTTACCGCATTAACGGTGTGCTTGATACAGGTCAATCATGCCTTAACAACATTAACTCAATAATGATTGTGTGCGATTCTTGGAATCAGTACAACGCAGCGCAAGGCCAATGGAGCATTGTTATCAACAAAGAAGCGTCAACAGCATATGCGTTTGATGATGACTCAATTGTTGGAGAGATTCGCGTCAGTGCCTACGACATCACAAGCAGCGTTAACCAAATTGAAGCAGAATTCCCTAGCGGTGAAAACCGTGACCAATCTGACTTTGTGTACTACGAAACTCCAGCAGGATTGCTTTATCCCAACGAACCGATCAACAAGCAATCTGTTCAGTTTGCAATGACCAACGATTCAGTTCAAGCGCAGTACCTTGCAACGCGAATCCTTGAGCAAGCCCGTGAAGACCTGATTGTCAGTTTCAGCACAGCATATGTCGGCATTCAAGTTGATGCTGGCGATGTGGTGACTGTAACCAACTCATCTTATGGCTGGACAAATAAGCCGTTCAGGGTAATGCGGGTGTCTGAAGTGTCGCTGCCTGATGGCAACCTTGGCGCATCGTTTGAGTTAAACGAATACAACGCACAGGTGTATGACGATCAAGACATTACAAAGTACGTTCCAGCCCCTAACTCAGACTTGCCTGACCCATCCTTTTTTGGCCCTATTCCAGCGCCTACAGTGGCTTCTAGCTTCCCTTCTGCTGTTGTTCCTAGCTTTAACGTGCAGCCCTCTATGGGGACTGCCAGTTTTGCAACCTATGCTGAGATTTGGTATTCAGCGTTTTCAACACCTACGGCAACGCAAATACTGCTAGGTGGCACAACATCTTTGCCAAGCAACGGTGTGCCTTTTGCTGTTGGGCAGACATTGCCAACAGTTAACCTTGCAATTCCAGCAGGTAATTGGTATCTGTTTTCTCGCTTAGTCAATCCAATTGCCAACAGCGAGTATTCGCCAGCAAGCACTGTCTTTGCTTGGAGGCCAACAACATTTCAATACACAGACAGATACATTGCTGTTGCGTATGCGGATAATGCAACAGGCACATCTGGCTTTAGCTTTAGCCCTCGAAACAAAGCATATTACGGTTTGTACAACAACGTGACTGCAAACGGCGGCACAGACCCAACACTTTATAAGTGGTACTTGTCTCCCGTAAATTTTGGAACATCTGCTGATAATTATTTGTTGTATGCCAACCGTAGCAACAGAAAATTTAGCTTTGCAGTAGGCAATGCTGGATACGTTAATCTTGGTGGTTCATTTGTTCCAAGCGAAACTTCTGTTTATGATTCAACAGTTTGGTCAGGGTTAATTGATCCTGCTGGTGGAGTCCAAAGTTTTATTGATTTAGACCAATCAACAGGTCAAGTTATTATCAATGGATTTTCTAGCCCTAACCAAAACGATGGTTTCTTGTCTATTACTAACAATACAAATGGACAAATGCGGGTTAACTTGCAACAATTTTTAAATTTTGGTACGGGTATTTACACAAAGTCTTTTGCTGCCGCTACATTGACTGTAGACGTATATGGTCGAGTTGTTGGCTTCCTTGAGCAAGATGAATTCTTCTATACAGAAACTGTATATACAGCCACTGCTGCACAGACTACGTTTAGCAATACACATACTGTTGGTTGGATCATGGTGTTCCGAAATGGTGTTTTGTTGGACACAAGTGAATACTCTGAAACATCAACTACAGTTGTAATGACAACAGCTTGCTCTGCTGGTGAAGTTATCGTTATATTTTATATGCGTGGGGTTAGCACATCTGCATCGTATGTGCAAACAAACATGACAATTGCGTCTAGCACAAGCAACACAATTACATATAACAATGCTCCTTGGCAAATCATAAATGTTGGAGACAACCTGACTTTTACAGATACAGGAACACCAACGCAATATGCTGTTCAAAGCATAAACACTACAACAAAAGTAATTACGTTTACCACCACAATTGCTGGCGCAACTGCTGGCAATCAAGTGTTTATTGCACGGGCGGCTGGTTCTAACTATGCTCCATTTAGTCGCTATAGCGTGAGTCTAAGTTCTGCCACAACATACACTCCAACACTATGGGCAATTCAAAATGGTGCTGAATCAATTTATGTAAATGGTCTTCAGATTAATGAGATTGACTACAACATCTCAGGTTTGGCAATTGATGGATTCCCTGCACCCTTGACAGGAAACATGACTGTTATTTTGTTTGCGCCAAACAACTTGAACGTGCCAGCGTCAAACGTGGTTAACGTCACTGCATACTCAACAGCGGGTCAAACAACATATCCGTTTACAAGCAATCCGTTGTCATTGGAAATATATGCCAATGGTGCTTTACTTGCACAAGGTGCGTCATATGACTACACTGCAAGTTCGGCAAATTACATTTTGACCACAGCATTCAACAACAATTTAACCCTTCTGAATCAACAAACTTTTGCCCGAGATGGCGCAGCATAAGGACATCACATGACTCAAGCCTTTAACCTATCGCAACTTGCAAACAACCTCAACACAGCAGGTCAACTAGACGCTACTGACGGTCTTGTAAACGCTGTTCCTGTGACTAACGGAGGCACAGGGGCATCAACAGAAGCTGCTGCAAGAACAAACCTTAACGTGCCGACAAGAACTGGTAGCGATGCTTCTGGTACATGGGGCATCAACATTTCTGGTAACGCAGCTACGGCAACAAACGCAACCAATGCAACCAATGCAACTACTGCGGCAAACGGCGGTGTTACTAGCGTTAATAGTGCCACAGGTGCAGTAAGTTTACCTGTTGGTAATTTTCAACAATTGTTTTTGGCAAGCGGAACATTTACTGTGCCAGCAGGTGTGACTGCTGTATATGCAACTGTCATTGGCGGCGGTGGCGGTGGTCAAGGTGGTGCAACAGATGCTGGCGCTCAAGTTGGTGGAAATTCGTTAGTTCAAGAAGTGTTAGTTGTAGGTTTAACTCCCGGCGCAAGTATTGCAGTAACTGTTGGTTCTGGCGGCAACGGCGGTAATGGTAGTTCTTCTAGTACACCCGTTTCTGGAGCAACCGGAGGCACATCATCGTTTGGTGGTTTTGTATCTGCAACTGGTGGTCGTGGCGGTGGCACGGGTGCAACTGCAACTGTTACAACTTCTTTTATACGAGAAACTGCGGGGTTTGGTGGAAATTTTGGCGCTGCTGGTACATCTTATGATTCTGGTTCTAATGTTTATTTTGGTGGCGGCGGTGGTGGCGCTGGTTGGGCTAGTGGCGGCGGCGGTGGTGCGGCGTACATTATTATTAATTCTGGCGGCGTTGGTGGTGCTGCTTTTAACGGCAGCGCAGGTAGTAATGGAAGCAATAGTGTTGGCGCTTCATCAGGTGCAGGTGGGGCTGGTGGCAGTAATCCTAGCGGCGCTTCAGGAGGCTCTGGCGGCAGCGGAGGTACTGCTGGTGGTGGTGGAGGCGGCGGTGGTGCTGGTGTTGTTTTGTTGCGCTGGTAATAAATAGTGAGATAATCTCATCAAGACATGACAAGACCCGTAGCCCTGTGAGTACATAGGGAGCGTCACCACCTGAGATCAGGGAATTATCATGGCCGTATTCAGCCGCAACTCACTAGCCCAAGTCTCGGGCTTTGACAATCCAATCCTAGCTGGCGAACTTGTTTGGGATCAGCAGACGTATTGGAATTTGTCGTTTACATCTCTCGGCTTGCCTGTCAACCTTACAGGCGCAACCATTGATGCTCAGATTGTTCGGCGCAATCTGACAAACATTCAAGACACGCGAAACGGTCTGACCTTTGACATTGCAGACTACTCGCCAACTCCGGCTGCTATTCCTCTGACAATCACAAACATTGCTGCTGTTGCTGGCACTTGTACCCTTGTCATTGACGCTGGCGCATGGGGCTTGATGGCAACCGATCCACAGCTTGACATCAATGCTCAAAGTTGCGTGGGCTATTCAGGGAGGGTAAAGGTTTCCTTTCCTGCTGCGGGCGCAAATCCAGCGGATGACATGATTATTTTCTTGTTGTTCCTTGTTCGTTCTGATGGCGTTGTAGTGTTATGAGCAAAGTAACTGTAAACGTCATTGACGGAAACAACGTAAGCCTTGAAGTAGTTTCACAGCCTCGCGTAGAGGCTAGGATTGACCGAGGTGTAATTGGCGCAACAGGGCCAACTGGTCCTACTGGCCCAACGGGTGCTGCTTCTACAGTGGCTGGCCCTACTGGTCCTACGGGCGCTACTGGTCCTACTGGAGCAGCATCTACTGTTATTGGTCCGACAGGCCCAACAGGTGCAGCTTCTACCGTTGCTGGCCCAACTGGTTCAACTGGACCGACAGGCCCAACTGGCGCTGCCTCTACTGTTGCCGGACCTACTGGTCCTACAGGTGCGACAGGCGCAGCGTCTACTGTGGTAGGTCCAACTGGCCCAACTGGCCCTACTGGAGCCGCTTCTACTGTTGCTGGTCCAACTGGACCAACAGGAGATATAGGCCCGACCGGACCCACTGGCCCAAGCATTACCGTTCAAGATGAAGGCTCAACACTGACAACAGCGTTGACCAGCATGAACTTTACAGGCGCTGGTGTTACAGCAACAAACACAGGCGGTGATGTAACAGTAAGCATCGCTGGTGGTGGGGCTGTTGATTCTGTCAACGGTCAAACAGGTGTGGTGGTTCTGGACGCTGCTGATGTTGGCGCTCTAGATACAACCGGAGGCACTGTTACAGGCCCAACAGTAGTCTCAATGTCATCGACATCCACTGCTTTGCGGGTTTT